TCTCGTCACAGCACTAGCTTGCAAACCTCTCTTTTTGTTCAGGACGAAGCCCTTGAATTCTCTTGCTAGCTCTGAGATCTTTCGACCAGCACTAGCTTGCTTCTCAAATCCCTGCCAGAAATCAGTCGTAGACATAAAGATCCTTTCCATACTTCTTTTTAGCTGCGCCTTCCACTTCTTTGTACGCCTTGTCCCACGCCCCTGGATTTTTAGGATGTGCTTCATAAGGTGCATTGAGTATCTTGTGCTGTTTCGGCATGTGCTTTTTGGCCCACCTACCTGTCAAATCCGCGTGGTAGATGTTGTGCTTCCCTTGCGAGTCTTTGATCGTCATGGAGTATCTCTTCCTTTTGGGCTTGGGTGTAGCTTTTGGCTTCTTCTTACCCCACCCAAATATGGCCTTTTTCTCAAATCCCTGCCAAAAACTATCCATCGATGAACTCCTCATTTTCTTTACAATTCTTTTTATACTCTATCACAGAATCACGAATGTCTATATCCCAGGTGGCGATCGTTCCACAGACGTAATGTATTTCGCACTTGAGAAAATTGTTGTAGTACATGATTGTCTTCTCCGACATGAACTCGGCTTCGCAATTCGGACAGTACCTTCGACTTTCTAGCCTCTGTCTGAATGTGGCGTGCATCGGTCTCCCTCTCTGGAGTGGTTAGATAAAAATTCTTTTATCTTATCAGCTAACTCACCCTCGTCCTCTTGACGCAGAGCCTCCAATATAGTTACCCATTCGGATTCTACGAGAGGGAGAGTGAGTTTTCCTTCTTCCATCATTACTCCTAGTTTTGATTCAATCGTTTCTTGGCCATAACTTCAAGTTTAGATTGTGCATCCTTAAGACTATGGGCCTCGACTACCTCGCCGTTAGGCCCCTTGAACTTGAAAGGCACAGCGATATCCTGTGCTTTAGCAATCTCTTCTCGCAGCGTTTGGTATAGATAGAACAAATTTGCGGGATCAGTCTCTTTTTTGGCAATCGCCATGAGTGTTTTTACCTGGCTCTTTGTTCTACCGTCCCCTGGGTCGAGTTTCGAGAGCTGACCGAGGGCTTCGATAATAAGGGCTTTGTACTCCATATGTCCTCTCCTAAACTTCTGTTCAAACTCCTCATGGTGGCGCGTCTCCACTTCTTTCTTCTGTTTTCCCACTGACTTCCCTTTTCTGGAAACTTCGGGCTTTTAAGAAAAGGCCACTGCTTAATTCTGTGGATTCCTGGCTGGATACCAGTCTTATCAACCCCCTTAAAGTGGTTCTCGCATCGGTATCCTTTATTGCTTGCCCAGCCATACTGGGGATATTGTTCATGAAGTTTGATCATGATTTCGTCCCTGTAGACCTTGGCAACAATACTGGCGGCGGCAGCACAGAGGCTTTTGGCGTCTGCGTGCTGTATGAGTCGTTGTGGTATTTTGACGTTGAGTGCTAGTTCTCCGTCTATGATGAGGAAGCTTGGCAGCAGCTTGGTCTTGTTTCCAACCTTCTTACAGGCGGCAACGGACCTCACCATTGCTAGCTTTGTTGAGGAGAACACTCCCAGATAATCAATCTCAGACGGGGAAGTCTGCCCGATACCAATAGCAACAGCTGTATCCCAGATAATCTCTGCGTAATGCCTTCTGTATTTTTCTGGGATAGTCTTGCTATCGTTGACCTCAAAGATTCGAAGATCGTTCTTGTGGAGGTCTATTTTCGGTAGAATCACACATGCTGCAACGAGCGGTCCTGCGATATCGCTGACACCTGACTCGTCTATACCTCCAATAAACTCCCCTTCTCCGTAGAACATCTTATCAAAAGTGTTATCCATCCTGTGGCCTCCTAATAGGCATGATCAAAGCGCAGCTTCCCCAATCTACTCCAAAAACTACCGGGGTTACCTGATCAACACCCAAATCTGTGTCAATTTCTCTGAGTAAATATATCTCAGGATACTGCAGCATCTCAATAAATGCGATCTCTAAAAACACCGGATTAATGATAATGGGGTGTGGGACGTTGAACGGGAACCTAAAGATGGTAAGAGGATTCTGCTTCATCCACATACTGTCTTTATCAACGATAACGTCGCCCCATGCCTTCCTGACTTCCTGACAGAACATGATGAACTGGCTGAGTGCAGCACGCGTGATATTGCAGAACGGCTTCAGCTTTTCCAAAGGTGGCCTCATTAGCTCCAAATCTGGGTATGCGTTTCCAGGGCTGAACTTTGGGGTGGTTGGCGATAGACACCCATCAATCTCGATATTGTAGAGCCCGTTGGGGGCGTCTACATATCTTCTGAGAAGCATATTGCCGTTTGTGATGTTAGCCGTCTTGTCTAATACTCTGACGAACTGTAGGTGGCTTTTGTCGTAATCATCCTTGATAGTAGCCAGAATCTTCGAGGCGTTGGTAAATTTTGGCTTATTCTGGCCAACAACTGCTAGTGCGCTCATGTCTGAATTCCTTTCTAATGGACAGCACCAACTGAGAAGTTTTGGCTGAACCACTTATCAATTCTGTTGAGTTTGTTTACCTTTCCGACTGGGGAGGCTTTCGAGTCGTGAGTGACGTAATAGGTGAAATCGTTGTAAAGCTGCCATACAGATCTTTCTGGTGCGGCGTTGGTAACTAGGGCTTTAGAAAGCTTTTCTGGAATGACGTACTCTTCGTTTGCTTTCAGGACGTAGTCGCCGTAGGTATTTGGGTTTAGCATAATCTTTCCATAGCTATCCCAACCAGAGCACTTGGCTTTGAACGCATCAAATACTTCGCCGGCTTCTGGGAAGTCTAGGTTGTAGCTTCCAGTATGGCGGATGCTGATGTTGAAGAAGTCTTCAAAGGCGACCATTCCATTTAGGCAGGAGATATTGATCCCTCCAATTTTGAACCTAAGACATTTTGTTCCGTTGTATGCGTTCTCTATATGTACCCGCAGTCCAATAGGATCTCCGACTTTGTGATCGGTGCCTCCTACTGTAAAGGTTTTGTCTTTAAATGTGCAGGTACACATGAGAACGGCCCCATCATTTGTAAGCGTGAAAATGGTTTCTGGATTAGGCCCGAGAGTGGCGAGGAAGTTCTGGGCCACGGTAACTACTTCCTCGTGTGGGATAAGGGTGAATTTATCTGAAACGCTTGATATGGGTCTTTGATCATCTTCTCTTACCACAGCTCGAACTGTGGGTACGATGTTCCCATCTTTTGTGAATACAGGTTGCAAACTAACTGGGAATGCGTAATCGACGTTTGTGCCGTGCTCGTAATCGCCTCTAGGTTTTCTCATTAGATTCTCTCTTTCGTTTGAAGCCTATCAAAAAGTTGTCCACCTCTTGGACTGCTGCCTCTAGGTTTTTGATCTCTCTTTGGTACCTCCTGATGCTGGTCTGGATCGCAGCCTTCTTGTGCTCCAGAGTTTTGATTAGTCCTTTTGAATTTGGTTCTGTTTTTAAATAATTTTCCATCTCAAGTACCTTATACCTATTTTGTCCAATAGGGTTCAACCTGACCGTCTACTTCTACGGGTACATGCCTGATCCAACGCTGAGCCCCTCTTCTCATTAGATCCAGCTTTTTAGCGTGGAACTCTTCTGATTGGTCTGCTCTGGTTTCAGTGACGATCTCATCGTAGACTTGATTGATGAAGTCTGTGTCAATGTTGTTCTTCTTTCTATGGTTCCTGATTAGGGTCATGCTGTACTTTGTGAGGGCAGCATTGACAGACTACAC